ACAATTTGTACACAACCTTAAATTAATAAATATGGAAAAAGTAAATTGGGAAAAGTTGGCAAAAAATCTAGGCTCTAAAAATTTAGAACTTGAAGCTAATATAGAAGAACTTAAAAACGAAAAAAAGCGAAGAGAACTGTTAATTACGACATTGATATGTACTATTGATGACTTATTGCCAGAAGACCATTGGATAAGACTAGGAAATAGTTATAGAAAATTAAAAAGTAATTAATTGCATACAACGTATTCGTGTATGTGTAGTTGCGTGAAATTATAATTAACTTAATAAAATAGAAATGACACCAGAAGAAGAAACCTTAGAAAAAATAAAATACGTTTTGAGTTGTGGTAATGATGCACAAGCTGTAAGACTTATTGAGCAATACGGTTATTGGAAAGAAGAACAAGCGAAGCAATTATCTATACACGGTGTTAGCCAACAACGTGAACTGTTAATTGCGAAAATAAAGCAAATAGATTTATGTTACATACAAAACACAAGACAACAAGAAAGATTAATTGATGGAATTTTACAAGCAATTAATTGTGGCTAACGTACTTGTATATGAAAAGTAGCGGATAAACACGCAGAAACTATCGGAAATGAAACAAATTAATAAATAAACACTAACCAACGGATAAGCAACTAAACCGCTATTTTTTATATACGGTGTTGTACATCTGTTAAAAAAGGATGATATGTACAGAAGTAAAATAGAATTGCATAACGTTGATTGTTTGCCTTTTATGAAGCAATGCGAGGATAAACAATTTGATTTAGCTATCGTTGACCCACCCTATGGTATAGGTGTTGACGGACAAAAAGAAAGCATTTGTAAAAACCCTAAACATAATAGGAAAGCACACGACTTTAAAGGGTGGGATTCTGCAATACCTACTGATGAATACTTTAGAGAACTTGAAAGAATATCTAAAAATCAAATTGTTTGGGGTGCGAATTATTTTGTTGCCCATTTACAAAAAGGAACTAAAGGCTGGATTGTTTGGGATAAAGGACAACACGGCTTAACTATGAGTGATTGCGAGCTTGCATACAGTAGCTTTGATAAAGCAACGAGGATATTTACATTTAACAGAGGTTTGATAGCGCAGAAAGGCGGAAGCATACACCCAACACAAAAGCCTGTTGAACTTTATAGATACTTGCTTAATGAATATGCAAGTGAGGGCAACAAAATATTTGATTCGCACTTGGGAAGTGGAAGCATTGCTGTTGCTTGTGATGACTTAGGTTTCGATTTAACCGCTTGTGAAATTGATAGCGATTATTTTCGTAAGGCAAGCAAAAGACTGGACGTTTATAGAAGGCAACAAACCCTTTTTTAATTGTGTACAACTACTTATATGTAAAGTTTAATTTCAAGTAACTAATTGATTATGATTGATTATTATGTAAATGTAATTTTTAAATGCAAATGGCAGTTTAAAGATTATCCACATCTAAAAGTAACAGATTGTAAAAAAATAATAAATGAAAAGACTGGTAAGATTTTAAAGTACAATCAAAGAGGTTTTTTTATAGCTGGTAAATATTTAAAAAGAAACGAGATAAACAAACACTTAAAAAAAATAAATTATGAAAATCAAATTATTAGACAACAATTATTACAACAAAGAGGATTTAATTAAACGTATGGATGACGATTCATTTTATTACGGTGAGTTAAACAAACTAGCGTTAAGTAGTAGTAGCCTTAAACAACTACTTTCAAGTCCTAAAACTTATAAATACAGTTTAGACTATGGCACACCAGAATCACAACCTTTGAGAGATGGGTGGTTATTTCACACAGCCATACTAGAGCCGCACGTATTTTCAGCACAGACTTTTATAGATGTTCAGAGCAAGAACACAAAAGCGTTTAGAGAGGCTAAAAAGGAAAACCCTAGAGTGTTTACAGCAAAAGAGAAAAACGATGCAGAAAGATTAGCTGATGCGTTCCTAAGAAACGAACACGCAAAAGAACTAATAAGAAACAGCGAGTTTGAAGTACCAGCAATAGACAATGTAATGGATTTGCCATTCAGAGGTAAGGCAGACGTATTAGCATCAGATAGGATAGTAGATTTAAAAACTACAACAGACATCAGAGGTTTTAGTTATTCGGCTAATAAATATGGTTATGATGTACAATGTTACCTTTATTGTAATTTGTTTAACTTAACCCACAAAGACTTTTATTTTTTAGCTTTAGACAAAGGAAGTTTAGATATAGGCATATTTAACTGTTCAGAAGAGTTTTATTTTAAAGGCGAAGAAAAAGTAGAAAAAGCAATTAACCTATATACTAAATTCTTTATAGAGAGTGCAGACTTAGATAACTATTGTTTAACAGGTGAATTATAAAAAATGAGAGCAACACAACTACACTACGATAACGGACAGGATTATGACGTTATAGACATCTGCAAAGACTACGAGCTTAATTTTAACAGAGGAAATATTGTTAAATACGTGGTAAGAGCAGGAAAGAAAAACGATGAATTAAAAGACCTTAGAAAGGCTTTAGACTATATAACAAGAGAAATAAACTATTTACAACAAAAACAAGAAGAATGGAACGAGATGAACAAATAACAGACAGACACTTAAACTACCTAAAGTGCGTATTAATATCTCAGTTATTATTAGAAGCTAACGATGAACTACAAGGAAGTAAAGCATTTAAACAGAATGTAAAGTACCAAGTTACTAAGACTAGCAAACTATTAGAAGACATATACAAAGATGGTTTTAAGAATGTTTACTATAACAATCCGGAGTTCTGCACTAATGTATTAAATAAAATAGATTCATTAATACATAAAATCAAAACAGCAACAGTAGATGAACTAGTAACTATTGATTCTTTAGTTGATAAGTACTTTGAGGAACGAGAAACGATAAACCAAGAACAAGATATAACATTTACTAAAATAGACTAAGATGACATTAGAACAATTAAAAGAAGAAGTAAACACAGCATTTGACTTAGACATCTGCGATACGACACGCAAAAGAAAAAAAGTATATGCTAAAAAAGTTTTTTGTAAATTAGGCAGAGAGTTAGGTTACACTTATCAGGCTATTGCAGATGTATTTAATTCAAATCACGATTTAGCTTATTTTCATTGCGAAACAATAAACAGTATAGAACGCAAGGACAAATTAATATATAACAAAATCATATCAGATAACAAACTAGATATAGACTTAATTTATGTTAAAGCAATTCCAGAGATATTAAAGAAAAAAGCAGATAACTACAATGTGGAACTATTACAAGAAGCAACAAAAATAATGATGGATTGGAATACTAAACCATTAAAAGACTTTTTAGAAAAATATATAAAGCATTATGATAAACGTATAAAGGTTATTGAGGAAAATAAAGTAGTAGGTGCTGAACTAATCAGAAAACACAAAAACCCATTTTTAAGCTATTAAAAAGGAATAATCGGCATTATGCCATAAAAACGGAATTATGACACCAAAACAAAAAGCAAAGGATTTATTTAAAAGATTTCACAATATACCATCATTAGCATTAATTTGTGTTGATGAGATTTTAAACAATGTAATGGAATACTGGGAAATAACACCAGACCCTTATTGTGTTAAAACGAAGCTGTATTGGATGGAAGTAAAACAAGAAATAGAAAAATTATGAAACAAATAATTGAATTACTATGAAAAAATTATTATTATTATTATTGTTAGTTTCCTGCTCAAAAGATGATGTGCAGGTAGAAGATTGTAATTGCCAAAGAGCAATATATGAATTAACAAGTACAGTAGTACAGCAACCTAATGGACTTATAAACCTTATAAGTAGTTATGTTATACAGGACAGGTACGATGTAGGATGCGAAGAAGAAACAGAATACACACCCTTAAACAACAATCTATATTATAGAATAGAATGTGATTAAAAAAAATTAAATAAGTTTATATATTAGTAGGTTGAATATTCAAGTTTTATCAAGATATTAATTATGAGTGAAAATCACGGAGGCAAAAGAGAGGGTGCAGGACGTAAACCAAAAGCACAGGAACAAAAACTAATTGAAAGGCTAGATGCTATAATAGACAAAGACGAAGCTATAACAAAATTAGGTGAGCTAGTTTCTAAAGGTAATATGAGAGCAGTACAGCTTTACTTTAACTACCGTTATGGTAAGCCAAAAGAAAGTGTAGATATTAGTTCTAGCGAGGGTATTAACATAGACTTTAAAGACATATTAAGATTTAATTGATAACATTAGACAAGAAATACAAATCTTTAATAAGCGAAGATAGTAGGTATTTTATAGTTAGTGGTGGGCGTGGCTCTGGAAAATCATTTTCAGTAAACGCCCTTTTAGTTAAGCTAACCTATGAAGCTGGCCATACTATTCTGTTTACTAGGTACACTTTAACCTCAGCTTATATTTCTATTATACCAGAGTTCTTAGAGAAGTTAGAGTTGTTTGGTAGAACACAGGACTTTTATATAACAAAAGACGAGATAATAAATAAGCTAACGGGAAGTAAGATAATCTTTAGAGGTATTAAGACATCGAGCGGTGACCAGACAGCCAATCTTAAGTCACTACAAGGCATTACAACTTGGGTACTAGATGAAGCAGAGGAACTAACAGACGAGCAAAAGTTTGATACAATAGATTTATCTGTACGACAACAAGGAAAGCATAACAGGGTTATAATGATATTAAACCCAACAACAAAAGAACATTTTATATACAAACGTTTTTTTGAGGACAGAGGAATACAAGAGGGAACGAACACAACTAAAGACAACACAACATACATACACACTACTTATTTAGACAACCTAGACAACCTATCAGAAAGCTACATACAACAAATAGAAAGTATGAAGCTAAGACGCCCAGAAAAATACAAACACCAGATATTAGGTGCTTGGTTAAACAAAGCAGAGGGTGTTATATTTGAAAACTGGACTATTGGCGAGTTTAAACGTAAAGGCGTAAGTGTATGGGGACAAGATTATGGTTTTGCATCAGACCCAACGACATTAATAGAAACAAACATAGACACGAGTACAAAAACAATCTACCTAAAAGAATGTGTTTACTTACCTAAACTAACAACATCACAAATAGCAGAGTTAAACCTTAAACACGCAAAAGATGGTTTAATAGTTGCAGATAGTGCAGAGCCTAGACTAATAACAGAAATAAAATCTAAAGGGTGTAACATACAGCCATCAATAAAAGGGCAAGGTAGTGTAACTTATGGGATTAGTTTATTACAAGACTATGATTTAGTAGTAAGTGAGGATAGTATTAATCTAATAAAAGAGTTAAATAACTATTGCTGGTTAGAACGCAAATCAAATACACCTATTGACAAATACAATCACTTAATTGATGCGGTTAGGTATGCGGTAGGTTATCAGTTACAAAATCCTAATCGTGGAAGATATGCAGTTCACTAAAAATAATAAAAAAAATTTATATATAAGTAAGCAATATGAAAGTAAACCTTAACATACCAACAACGTTAAACGAAATAACACTAGGACAATACCAAGAGTTTGCAAACCTAGAAGAGGTTAGTGATTTAAAAATGATTGAGATATTCTGTAAAGTGCCTGAAGTAGTTGTTAGGAATATGAAAGCAACGGACATAATCGAAATATCAAATATCATTAATGAGATGTTTAACACAAAGCATCAGTTGTTAAATACGTTTAAATTAAACGGTGTTGACTATGGGTTTATACCAAACTTAGAAGATATTACTTTCGGCGAGTATGTGGACTTAGATACTTTTATTTCGGATAATGCTAATCTGCATAGGGCAATGAATGTACTATACAGACCTATTGAATTAAAAAGAGGCAATAGGTACACTATAAAAGAATACGACCCAAACACAAGCGATGTAGCAAAAGACTTTCCATTAGATGCGGTATTCGGTGCTGTTGTTTTTTTTTACAGTTTAGGGAAGGACTTATCGATAGCTATGATGAACTCTTTGGACAGCAAGAACGAGAGGAACTTAGCGGAATATCTGGCTTCACAGCCAAATGGGGGTGGTACAATTCAATCTATGGATTATCTCAAGGGGATATTACAAAATTTGAACATATCACTAAATTAGGGTTGCACGAGTGTTTAACGTTTCTGACGTACACAAAAGAAAAAAACGAATTAGAGGCACGACAAATAAAAAGCAAATTTAAGAAATGACAGGAATAAGAGGGTTTTACTTACTAACCGAAACAATAAAGAATCAGCTATTAGCAGACGTAAACGTAAACACAGTAACAACAGGTGATATATACGACATAGATTTATCTAAACAATCTATATTTCCTTTGAGCCATATAATCATAAACAACGTTACAACCCAAGAGCAAACACTAACGTTTAATATAAGTGTTTTAGCGATGGATATAGTTGACGAGAGCAAAGAGATAACAGAAGATATATTCAGAGGAAATAATAACGAACACGATGTCTTAAACACACAGTTAGCAGTTCTTAATAAGTTGGTTATGGTGTTAAGGAAAGGTACACTTTATTCGGACCAATATCAATTAGATGGTGATGCAACATTAGAGCCTTTTTATGAAAGGTTTGAGAATAGATTAGCAGGTTGGGCGGCAACGTTTGATGTATTGGTTAAAAATGACATTAGCATATGTTAGCCGACAAGTATTTAAGAGATGAACTAAACAAGTTTGCAAAGTATGTTATTCAGCAATCAAGAAGTAATCTAACTAAAGGCAAAAAGAACGCTTCTAAGGAACTTTACAACAGTTTAGGATACGATATAACAGAAAGGACAAACGGTGCATCTTTGGGCTTTAATATGGCTGATTATGGCAAGTTTCAGGACAGGGGTGTAAGTGGAACGGAAAAAAAATATAACACGCCTTATAAATACACTAACAAGATGCCACCACCAAAAGCATTTGACAAGTGGATAGTAAGAAAAGGAATAGCACCAAGAGATAAGGGAAAGTTTAAATCAAGAAAGGGTTTACAGTATGCTATTGCACGAAGCATTTACAAAAAAGGTATAAAGCCTAGTATGTTTTTTACCAAACCATTTACAGCAGCATTTAAACGTTTGCCAGATGATTTAGTTGAGGCTTACTCAATAGGACTAGAAAAACAAATACAAGTTAACATAGAGAAATGAAAATAAACATAAGAAGCCCTTATAAAATAACAGACAATACAAGTGGTTTACTATACAGCCAGTTAGATATATACATATACACAGGAACGCAAGTAGCGACACTTACCACACCTACCTATACTTTAATAGCAACGGCAATAGATGAGGTAGCTGAGTTTGAGATTAGCGAACTTATAAGAGATTACATAGATAACAATTTCGATGGTACATATCCAACGGACAACGTTGTTTGGGTTAATTATAGAGTTACAAGCGTGGCAGGTTCAACAACAGTAGGAAGTGTTATTCAGGCACGAGCCTTTTATGGGTATGACTATTACAATGAAACACCTAACCAAGACAAAGAGGTTTTACAATCTAACGATGCTATTTATATTTATTCAGACAATGGTTTTCATTTACCAATAGATACCGAATTAGTAACATCGGTTACTTTTATAGATGACGAGGGTAACGAAACAACTACAAGCGTTTCAAGTTCTAACGAGAGCGATGAACAGATACAATACATATCAAACGTAAGTAACGGTGCAGATGATTACGAACAGAGGGTTTTAGATGATGGTGGAACTTTTGAAGATAGTGTTTGTTTAGAGCAGTTCTTTAGAGATTACGAGTTAAACGGAATAGACAAGATTTATATTACAAGTTCAAACGGTGTTCAGGTTGTAGATGTTATTGAAGTGGACGAGTGCAAATATAAACCATATAAACTAACCTTTGTAAATAAATACGGTGCGTACCAAGATGTATGGTTTTTTAAAGCAAACAGAGAAACTCTAACAACTGAAAAAGACGAATACAAAAGTAATATAGACAGACAGTATCGTATCTTAAACAAAATGGGTAAAGAAAAAATAACTATAAATAGCGGTTATTACCCTGAAGCTTTTAATGAGGTGTTTAAGCAAATGTTATTGAGTGAGGAAGTATGGGTCGAAATGGATAACGTTACCTTACCTATTAACGTTTCTTCTTCAAGTTTCAATTACAAAACCCACTTAAACGACAAGCTAATTAATTACACAATAGATTTCGATTTCGCTTTTGATACAATTAATTCATTACGTTAATGCAGCAGTTACAGTTATACATAGAAAATGAAAGGGTAGATTTGTTTGAAGATGAAAGCGTTGTTGTTACTGATTCAATAAAGGACTTAAAGGACATTACCAAAATATACACAGCCTTTAGCCAACAGTTTAATTTACCAGCCACTAAGAAGAACAACAGAATCTTTAAGCACTACTACAACTATAATATAATTAACGGATACGATGCGAGAATAAGAACAAACGCAATCTTAAAGGTAAACGGTGTAGATTATAAAATAGGCAAAATACAATTAAATAGCGTAGATTTAAAAAGCAATGTACCTTATTCGTATAAAGTGGTTTTTTACGGTAATACAGTAACATTAAAAGACCTTATAGGTGATGACAAGTTAGAAGATTTAGATTTAAGCGATTATAACCACGCTTACGATGGGACTACACAAATTACAGGAATAGAAGATGAATTGTTTAGTGGTGTTATTAAATATCCTTTTATAAGCCACACAAAGAACTTTGATGTAAGTAACGCTGATGGTGTTTACGAGTTTGGAACTACTAACGTACCAAATTATGCAGACTTTAAACCAGCCATAAGAATAAAAGAAATATTTGATGCAATAGGCACAAAGTATGGTTTAACATTTGGTAACAATTTCTTTGGTAGTTCTTATTTTAACCAACTTTACTTATGGTTGCATAAAAACAAAGGTGGACTTAAAAACGCAGAAGAAGTTACACAAACCATAACCAACCAAGACGATTTCACATATCTACCATTAACATCTAGCCAAGACTTAATAAGCGATGGATTAGTTACTTATTATAACGGTATCGAGGGCGTAAGGTATTATATCGAATGGGAAGTAACAATAGGTGCTGCACAAGAATACGTTGCTAAGGTAGTAGATAGGAACACTAACCAAACAATAATAGAAGAACAAGTATCTGGAACAACTACGGTATTCACAGTTGGTTTTTTAGAAAGCAACGGACAGAGGCAATGGGATTTAGATTTTATAATAGAATCCGACACTACTTTGAATATGACTCAAACTTTATTAATAGAAAAAGAACTTTATAATTTTGAGATATATGAATGGGTTGCAGTTGCTGATGCTAATTATGAAAGAGGCTCGATAGGATTAGAGAATACATTGGTTATATCTCAACATATGCCAAAGGTTAAAACGCTTGATTTCATAAAAGACATATTTAAAATGCATAATCTAGTTTCTTTTATAGAAAGAGATGGTTTAGACGAGATAGTACAAGTTGAGGACTTACCGTTATTTTATAACGAATACAATACCTACGAAATTTCAAAGTATGTAGATGTTAAGAAAACAAGCATTGAGAAGTTTTATCCGTATAAAGAGATTTCATTGACCTACGAGGGACAAAAGACATTTCTAACAGAAGCCTTAAACGATTTTAAAACAGGTGCAGACTTTGGTAACTTAGATTACTTAGATGGAAACCCAATAGACAAAGATGCTGGAAAGTACGAAATAAAGGTAGGGTTTGAGAAGATGTATTTTGAAAGGTTAATTTATACAGATACAGGAAACAAATCACCAATACAATGGGGGTATTATGTAGACAAAGACCAAAACCCATTTGTTAACAAGCCTTTAGTTTTTATGATTGAAAATAGAAACACATTAGGGCAATTAGACATAAACGATGGCAGTAGTGATGTAGCGTTAAGTACTTACAACGCACCAGTGAATAACTTATTACCTTTTTCATTTGGGCAAGTTAGTTTACATTTCGGTTTAGAATTAGACGAGTGGACTGGCGAACAGATTAACCCAAACAGCACTTTATTCTCAAGGTACTACAAAGACTATATTCAAAGAATATACAACCCACAGAGCAGGAAAATGGTCTGCACAGCTTATTTACCTATGCACGTACTTTTAAAGTACAAACTAGACGACACGTTTATAATTAATAACCGCAGATGGAAAATAGAAAGTATTAAAACCAATTTCTTAAAAAAGGAAAGTAAATTAACGTTGTTTAACGACTTAGAGCAGGAACTATTGGCAGCAACTGGTATTAATCCACAAGCACCAACAGTTACAGGTTTAACAGCCACAAACGCTACAAACCCAGATGTTGATTTAAATTGGGATGCAGTTGCAGGTGCGGTAGAATACAATATTTACATAGAGGGTAACTTAATAGACGACACGACATCAACAAGCTACACATTAAAAGTAGATGACAATAGTTTTACTTATAATTTAGGTGTTCAGGTTGTTTATAGTGATTATAGTTCTAAAATAATATACGTACAAAATGATTAGATTAATATTAGATAGTTTGCACTTAGTAGAAGCGGACACAGAAAATTTAAAAATAGCAAAGGGCAAATACAAACTACCTACGACTTTAAAAGAGGGATATAAGGCATTAAAACAAGAGATACAATGGCAGTAGAAAAAGAAATAATTATAGATGTAGAATCAGCAAAAGCAAACAAGAGCCTTGCTAAATTGACTGATGCTATAAAAGATGTAAATAAGGAAGCAGAAAAAACCAACAAGGAAACTGCAAAAGGTTTAGACAACTTAGATGATAGTGCCAACAAGACATCAAAGGGAATAGGTGGTTTATCTAAAGGTTTTAAGGGTTTGGGTATTGCTATGAAAGCTGCTGGTATAGGTTTAGTTATTGCAGTTGTGGCTAAATTAACACAGGCATTTTCACAAAACCAAAAAGTTGTTGATGCAGTTAGCAGTGTATTTAACGGTATTAGTATTGTGTTTTCTGAAGTTACTAATGCAGTTATTTCAGCTTATGAGGCAGCATCAGAAGCAACAGGTGGATTTGATGCTTTAGGAAAGGTATTAGGTGGATTGCTTACTTTGTATTTAACACCATTTAAATTAGCATTTTATGAGATTAAGTTAGCTATTCAAGGTGTTCAATTAATATGGGAAAAATCGCCTTTTGGAGATAATGACCAAGCAACAATTAAAAAGCTAAATGAAAATATAAAACAAACAAAACAAAATTTAATTGACATTGGTACTGAAGCTCTAAAAGCTGGTAAAGATATTTATGATAATTTTAGTGAAGCTATTGATGAGGTTGGTGCTTTAACAAACGAAACAGTTGAACAGGTTAGTAAAGTTAATGTTAAGGCTGCTATAGAGCAAGGTAAGGCATTAACCGAAGCAAGAAAGGCAGCACAAATAGCACAAGTTGAAATACAAGGGTTAATTGAAAAATACGACAGACAAGCCGAAGTTCAAAGACAAATTAGAGATGATGAAAGGCTTAGTATAGATGAACGTATAAAAGCAAATGATGAACTCGGCAGGGTATTAGAAGAGCAACTTAAAGCACAGTTAGCTTTAGCAAATCAAAGAGTAAAATCTGCAGAATTAGAAATAAAAGCAACAGGTGACAACACAGAAAATCAAGTTGCACTAAAAGAAGCCTTAAATGAAGTAGAAGCAGTTGAAGCATCAATAACAGGCTTTAAATCAGAGCAAAGGGTAAACGAGGCAGCATTACAAAAAGAACGTAGGGATGCTATTAATGCACAACTAGAAAGCGAAAGTAAGCTATCTATTGAACGTAAAAGATTTAATGCAGAACAAATAGAAGATGAGGTTGCACGATTAGAAGCCCTTAAACAAATTGATTTATTAGAAGCTGAACAAGAAGCTGCAAGGTTACAAGCTATTGTAGATAACGCAAATGCAGGAACACAAGCTAAAATAGATGCACAGATAGCACTTGATGATTTTATAGAAGAATCAAGACAAAGAAACATAGAGAGGGACAAAGAATTATCAGAAGCTAGAATTAATAACGCAGAAACAGAAGCTAAACTATCAAAACTAAGAGAACAACAAAAACTAGGTGATGCTAAAAACACTTTTGACCAAGTTGCACAATTAGCAGGAAAGGATAGTAAGATAGGAAAGGCTTTTGCAATAGCAAGTGCAACAATAAGCGGAATTGAGGGTGTACAGAGTGCTTATTCAACTGCTCAAAAATCACCTATTACAACGTTCTTTCCGGGTTATCCTATTTTACAGGCAGGTTTAGCAGGTGCAGTAGCGGCAAAAAATATAGCAGCAATTAAAAGCATTGATAGTAGTGGTAGAGGTAGCTCAAGTGTAGCATCTTCAACAAGTGCAGCACCAGCACCGCCACAATTTAACATCGTAGGACAAGACAGTAACAATCAACTAGCACAAACAATAGCACAGCAAGAAAATGAGCCAGTACAGGCTTACGTAGTGGCTAATGATGTAACAACAGCACAATCTTTAAACAACAATATAGTTGAGGGGGCTACATTGTAATTACAAAATAAAATAAAACTAATTATATATAAATATGAGAATCGTTGAACTAATCATAGACGAACAACAAGAGATAGGTATTGAAGCCATATCGGTTGTAGAAAACCCTGCAATAGAAGAGGACTTTGTAGCTTTAAAAAGCCAAGAGTTTAAACTTGCAGAAGTAGACAAGGAGAAGCGTATTTTAATGGGTGCATTGTTAATACCTAACAAACCTATTTACAGACGTAGTGGCGATGATGACTACTATATTTATTTCTCAAAAGATACGGTGTTAAAAGCATCGCAAATGTATCTAATGCAAGGTAAACAAAACAATTCAACCTTAGAACACCAATACGAAATAAACGGACTTAGTTTAGTTGAAAGCTGGATAGTAGAGGACAAGGTACACGATAAGAGTGTAAAGTACGGTATGGATTTACCTTTAGGAACTTGGGTTGGTAGTGTTAAGGTAAACAACGATAAAATTTGGAATGAGTTTGTGAAGACTGGTAAGGTTAAAGGATTTAGTATAGAGGGGTATTTTGCCGATAAAATGGAACGTCCTAAACAGCTAACAAATGAATTAAGTAAAGAAGATTTACAAATACAACAAATCATAGATATAATAAAAGAATACGACAAGGCTAATGCGTAGGTTAAAGAGATTTTTCACACCTAGTAAAACAAGCCCTAGAGGTGGTAAAAGAGGGTGTTTATGTAAAGATAGAGATAGGTATTCTGTTGAGTGCTGTGATGGTAGTTTACAAGCACAAGGTATTGGAAGAACAAATAGCATAAGCCAATTTAGTGACGATTTTAGTAACGACTTTTTAATATGACTAGTACAGAATTAAAAGCCTTGTTAGACACGAATCTAGCAAACAACAACAATAAAGAAATAACAGCAGCTAAAGTAAGGCAGGCTATAACAGAGATAATACAAAAGACTGGTGGTTGGGCAGACTATAATAATTCATCTACAACAAAGCAAAACATAACCGCTGATAGTTGGCAACAATTAACTAACGATGGTGATGGTGCTTTAACCGAAGAAAGTTTTATGCCTTATTATACAAGTTCTATGTTTAGTGGTAACGCTGTGGACTTATCGGACATACCATTAGGAACTGTGGTAACATTAAGGAACGATATAACACTAAGAATAACATCTAACAATACAGATGTAATATTTAGGGTTAAATTCAAGGATTCAGAGGGTGCAGAAGTATATACACATTTGTACGACTTTAGAGCCTTTAAATCACAAGGCGAGTTGAGTGGTGTTAATTTCTATGAGTTCTATGTAGGTAAATCTATATTAAACGGAAGCGTTGAACTAGAGGTATTTTCAGACAATAATATAGAGGCTTTATGGAACGGTTGTTTTATAACAATACCTTAAAAATGCAAAATTAATTTCTAAACATTATATAATAATATGAATACAAATGATATGATTAGTAAAATCAAGGAAGTTCTAAACCTTTCGGAAGAGGTTAAGTTAGAACAAATGCCTTTAGAGAATGGTACTGTTTTAGAAGCAGAATCATTTGAAGCAGGTAACGAGGTGTTTATAGTTACCGAAGATGAAAAGGTAGCTGTGCCAGTTGGCGAGTACGAACTAGAAGATGGTAGAATATTAGTTGTAGCTGAAGAGGGTATAATTGCTGAAATCAAAGCAGAAGAAGAAGAAGAAGTTGAGGTAGAGGCTAAAGAGGAAGAAAAAGAGTATGCTACTAAAGAGGAACTAGCAGAGGTTAAATCAATGATTGAAGAAATCAAAGCTATGTTAGAGCTAGAGCCTAAAGAGGAAATGAGCGAAGAGCCAAAAGAGGAAGTTGAGTTAAGCGAGGTTTCTAACGAAGTACCAAACGAGGTGCAAGAAGAACTTGACAAACCAGCGGCAGAGCCAATCAAGGCAAACCCAGAGAAAAAACAAACACTATCAAAATTCAATATCGCATCTAACAGACCTATGAGTACATTAGATAAGATAATGGCAAAATTAAGTAACTAAAAATTAAAAACTAGAATAAAATGAGCGTATCAATCACAACAACTTATGCAGGTAAATTTTCGGGCAAGTATATCGCTGCTGCCCTTTTATCTGCGGATACTTTAGATAAAGGTGGTATTACTATAATGCCTAATGTAAAGTATAAATCTGTTATTAAAAAAGCATCAACTGATGACATCGTAAAAGATGCAACTTGCGATTTCGTAACTGACGCAGGTACTTTAACATTAACTGAAAAAATATTACAACCAGAAGAATTTCAAGTAAACCTTGACATTTGTAAAAAAGACCTACGTTCAGATTGGGAAGCTGCACAGATGGGCTTTAGTGCATTTGACAACTTACCAGCAAATTTTTCTGATTTCGTATTAGCACACGTTGCTGCTAAAGTAGCGGACAGAACAGAGAGAAATATTTGGTCTGGTGACACAGGAACAAGTGGACAGTTTGATGGATTTTCTACTTTATTAGCTGCTGATGCTGATTTACCAACTGCTAATGAGGTTGCAGGTACAACTGTAACATCTGCTAACGTAGTAGCTGAATTAGGTAAGATAGTAGATGCTATTCCTGCTGCTGTTTACGGTAAAGAAGATTTACACATCTACGTTGCACAGAATATATACAGAGCCTATGTAAGAGCATTAGGTGGATTTGGTGCTAACGGTGTTGGTGCTAACGGTTACGAAAACAAAGGTAACAACCAAGTGTTAGGTGACTTGTTCTTTGATGGTGTTAAGTTATTCCCAACTGCTGGTTTAGCAAGTAACACAGCAATCGCTGCTGAAAAATCAAACCTATTCTTTGGAACTGGTCTGATGAATGATATGAACGAGGTTCGTGTTATTGATATGTCAGAAAATGATGGAAGCCAAAATGTACGTGTAATAATGCGATTTACTTCTGGCGTTCAGTATGCACAAGTTTCTGACATCGTAACTTACGGTATTACTAACTCAGCTAACGATTAATAATTAATTAACTAACGTAGAAAGGGGTGGGGGATTGCCCTGCCCTTTTTTATTTAAAAAATATAAATATATGGCTTGTTCATTAACAACTGGTAGAAAAGTGCCTTGTAAGTCGGCAGTAGGTGGTATTAAAACCGTTTACTTTGCTGATTATGGTACTTTGGGTGATGCTACCATCGCATCTGGTGAGATAACTGCTTTAGCAGGTACACCAGAGTGGTTTCAATTTGATGTAAAAGGAAATTCATCTTTAGAAACGGCAATCAATTCATCAAGAGAAAACGGAACTACTTTTTATGAAAGTACTTTAAATTTAACTTTAACGTTCCAAGATAAAGCAACGCAAGAAGAGTTGAAATTAATAGCACACGGTAGACCACATATTGCTATTGAAGATTACAACGGTAATTTCTTTTTAATGGGCTTAGAGCACGGTGCTGATGTAAACGGTGGAACTATTGTAACTGGTGCTGCTATGGGTGACTTGACAGGTTACACATTAACAGCAGTAGCACAAGAAACTGCACCGCCTTACTTTGTAACACCTGCGGTAATTACCGATGATGCTTCGGCAACACAAATTGACCCAACTGCATAATTTTTAAAATTAAGTTAATTAAGGGCTATCTTTTTAGGTAGCCTTTTTTTATGCAAAAAAATTAATAATACTTTATATATTAGTAAGCGATAGCATTATGAAGATAGTTAGTACAAGTGGTAACAAGACCTTTAAAATAATACCTAGAGAATTTATAGAGGGTGCTATAACAGTTAATCTAACAAGTGAAAGCACCGGCACAACAATAACAATAACGCCAACTGCTAGTATTAATGAAAATTATTTAAGTTTTGATGCTGTTTTTGGTACATTAACAGAGGGTGAATTTTATATTTTAGAAGTTAAGAACGGTACAAATGTAATTTACAAAGACAAGGTATTCTGCACGACCCAAACAATAAACCAATCAAATAACGATTACTATTCTGTAAATAAAGATGAATACACAACAGAGGATAGTTACGACAACGATTATATAATATTATGAATGATTTAAGAGTAGTAAATCTAAGCACCTATACAAGCCCAGAAATTGTAGAAAAATCTAACAAAGAATGGGTATCTTATGGTGCGGACAACGATTATTTTTCTTACCTAATAGACAGGTACAACGGTAGCCCTACAAATAACGCTATTATAAACGGTATTAGCGAAATGATATATGGAAAAGGTTTAGATGCTTTAGACAGCAACAAAAAGCCAGAAGCGTATGCTAAAATGAAAACCTTATTTCACAAAGATTGTGTAAGAAAATTATGCTATGATTTAAAACTAATGGGGCAATGTGCGATGCAGGTTATTTATTCTAAAGACAGAAAAAGTATAGCACAAGTTGAACATATACCAGTTGAGAATCTAAGAGCAGAAAAATGCAACGATAAAGGCGAAATAGAGAACTATTACTATTCTGATGATTGGACTAAAGTAAAGAGGGTTGACGAAACAACTAAAATACCAGCATTTGGTTATTCAAAAGAAAGTATTGAGATAGTTTACGTTAAACCATATAGAGCAGGGTATAAGTATTATTCATCACCAGATTATCAAGGTGGGTTGCAATACGCAGAACTAGAAGAAGAAATAAGCAACTACCACTTAAATAACATACTTAATGGTTTAGCACCATCAATGTTAATAAACTTTAACAACGGCACACCAAATGCAGAAGAACGTCAAATGTTAGAAAATAGAATTTACCAAAAGTTTAGCGGTAGTTCTAACGCTGGGAAGTTTATATTAGCTTTTAACGACAATCCAGAAAGTGCAGCAACAATAGAGCCAATTCAATTAAGCGATGCACATAATCAATATCAATTTTTAAGCGATGAGAGTGGTAAAAAAATAATGGTTGCACATAGGGTGGTTAGTCCTATGCTTTTGGGTATAAAAGACAATAGTGGTTTAGGCAACAACGCAGATGAGTTAAAGACAGCTTCTATATTAATGGATAACACCGTTATTAGACCATTTCAGACACTTTTAATAGATGCCTTTGACCAAATACTAGCCTACAATAATATAAGCCTTAAATTGTACTTTAAAACGCTTCAGCCTTTAGAGTTTACTGACTTAGACAACGTAGAAGATGAAGAAACAAAAGAAGAAGAAACTGGTGTTAAGTTATCTAAGATGTTTGAAGATTTAGAAGAGTTTGGGGAAGATGAAGATTTAGAAAACTGGGAATTGATTGATGAGAGAGAGGTGGACTATGAAAAAGAAGAAGAACTAGATGCACAAATAAGAGATTTAAACACTAAAAAAGAAAGTTTACTATCTAAGATTTGGCGATTTGCAACAACAGGAACAGCAAGACCAAATGCAAATAGTGAGCAAGATGGCGAAAATGAAGAGGGTGTTAAATTTAAAGTACGTTATCAATATGCACCTTTAAGAACATCTACAAACAGCAGAGAGTTTTGTAAAAAAATGGTAGCTGCTAAAAAGATTTATAGAAAAGAAGATATACAAATGATGAGCCAAAGAGCAGTTAATGCAGGTTGGGGGTTAAATGGTGCAGACACTTATGATATCTGGCTCTATAAAGGTGGTGGTGATTGTCATCATTTCTGGATGCGAAAAACTTATATGGCTAAAGGAAGCAAATTTAAACCAGATGTAGGAAACCCAAACGCAGAGGTTAGTGTAAATAAAGCAAGAAAAGAGGGTTTTAAGCCAGAGGTAAATGACAAAAAAGTAGCTATGCGACCAACTGATATGCCTAACAATGGTTTTGTAAACAAAAAAAGATAAGAAATGGCAGTAGCATTATTTATAAACAGAACAGATTTAGTTAAAAACTCAATAATAGACGGCAACGTAGATACTGATAAATTCATTCAGTTCATCAAGGTTGCACAGCAAATAGACATTCAAAATCTTTTAGGTACGGACTTATATAACAAAATAAGTGAAGACATAATTAACGACACCTTAAGCGGTGATTATTTAAATTTAGTAAATGATTATGTTCAACCTACATTGATTTGGTTTGCTCAAACTAACTATATACCATTTGCAGCCTATCAGATTAAAAACGGTGGTGTGTTTAAACATAGTTCTGAAACTGCTCAAAACGTGGATAAAAACGAAGTAGATTATTTAGTAAGCAAGGCAAGGGATTATGCTAATTATTACTCAACCAGATTAGTGGAATATTTATGCTTTAACAATTCATTATTTCCAGAATACAGCAGCAATACTAACGAGGACATAAGTCCAGATAGAGATACAACATACAACGGATGGGTGTTGAGTTTGATAACATTATTAGGATTAATTATATAATAAATAAATTTAAAGCGTATGCAAAAAGAAATTTGGAAGCCAATAAGTGGATACAATGGCTATTATGAAGTTAGTAATTTAGGTAGAGTAAAAAGTATAACAAGAAAAATTGAAAGGACAGACCCTAAAGATATTACAAAAAAAAGACTATTTACATATAAAGGTAAACTAGTACCTTTCTGGATTACCAAAAAGGGTTATTGTAGATGTTCATTAAATATAAATGGTAAAAAGAAAAATCATTTGGTACATCAATTAGTAGCAAAAGAATTTATAAAAAATAATGAAAACAAACCACAGGTAAATCATATTAATTGTGTAAAAACAGATAATAGAGTAGAAAATTTAGAGTGGGTTACTAATAGTGAAAACTTTAAACACGCAGTTGAAAATAAATTAATGTACTACCAAAAGATATGAAGTACAAAATAAAAAAAACAAATTTACAGAAACTTAAAAAATACATAGATGCCAATACCAGAATCGAAACCAACGGAAAATCAAAGGGAATTTATGCAGAGGTGCATCGAAAAAACGATTAAAGAATACGACAAAGACCAAGCTATTGCGATTTGTTATAATAAATGGACTGAAAAATGAGTTACGGTAAAATATACGATACAACTTGGTGGGGAAATCCTGTAAAAGATGGCTGGGGTGATGTTTATTACGACTTGCAAACAGACGAAGCCTTTAAAATAACAGTAGATACCACACAAGCTGGAAGTGCATCAGATACGTTCGTGCTACCATTAGCAAGTGGCGAAACATACAACTTCGATATAGCTTGGGGTGATGGTACTAGTGAAACGATAACAAGCGGTAGTGATGTAACCCACGTTTATAGTACAGGTGGCACTTACCAAATAAGCATAACTGGTACATTTCCACGTATATACTTTAATAATAGTGGTGATAAGGCTAAGCTAATGAGTATTGACAACTTTGGTACTTACGCACAGGGTAGCACCAGTCAAGAACGTGCTTTTAATGGTTGTTCTAATATGACAATAACAGCAACTGATAGTGGTAACTTTGGTAGTGTTACTAATTTTATTAGAAGTTGGGCAGATTGCTCAAGCCTTACATCATTTCCATTAATAGATACCAGCAACGCAACCTCTTTATTTGCAACTTGGATTCGTTGTTCATCCCTAACCACATTCCCATTGATTGATACAAGTAGTTGCATTAATATTTCTTTTGCTTGGAATGGTTGCTCAAGCCTTACATCGTTTCCTTTGTTAGATACAAGTAGTGGCACTACTTTTTCATATTCTTGGAATGGTTGCTCAAGCCTTACATCATTTCCATTGATTGATACAAGTAGTGGTACTGATTTTAGTTTTGCTTGGATTGGTTGTTCATCCCTAACCACATTCCCATTGATTGATACAAGTAGTGGCACTACTTTTTTAAATTCTTGGAATGGTTGCTCAAGCCTTTCCAACTTCCCTGCGAACGCATTTGATACTAACATAGCTACAAACTACTCAAACGCATTCAATACAACCAACCTAACAACACAGTCAATAGACGATATACTTGTAAGTTTAGATACAAGCGGTGTTAGTAACGGTACATTTACACAGAGTGGCGGACAAGCACCATCAGCAACAGGTGAATCAGCAATAGATAGCTTAGTAGGTAAAGGTTGGACTATAACAGTAACAGGTGGGTATACACCATAAAATAAAACAATATGAACACAATAAAGAACCCAGAACAAACAACGTATTTCATCTGTAGAGAAGATGATACGTTTACAATCGTAGCCTACGGAAGCGTAGAGCCAAACCAAACAATGAACACGGGACAGCCGATAGTTGACACCTATACAGACAAAGCTGAATGGGAAGCGAAACTATTAGAGGGTAACATTACAATAGATGAAGAAGTTATTTAGTATATTATTATTTTTATTACCTTTATTGTCAAACTCTCAAGAGTGGTTTGAAAAGGACAAGCAATTGCATTTTGCAGCAGGTGCAGGATTTGGAAGTTTAGGCTACACGGTAGGCTATAATCTAAGCAAAGGCAAACGAAGTACCGCTATATGGTACGGAATAGGCTCATCTGCTTTAGTTGGTACGTTTAAGGAAGTTTGGGATATTAACGGTACAGGGTTTAATAGAGATGACCTTTTTACAACTATCTTAGGCGGTGTTATAAGCACTTTAGCGACTGATTTAATAATGTCTAAGCATACATATAAAGAAAGAGAATTAATACTATTAGAACGTATAAAAAAGCGAGATAAAATTAAAAGATGAAGCCTAAATTAGCACTAATACCAAGCGGATATAAACAAGATAAGGTTTACTCTGTATTACCAAACAATGGTGATGGGGATTTTACATTTAAAAGAACTTCATCTGCTACAAGAATTAACAAAGACGGTGTTATTGAAACAGTAGCAAGTGATGTACCACGTTTAGATTATTCAGACAGTAACTGTCCTGTTTTACTATTAGAACCTACTAGAACTAACTTATATCTTAATTCAGATACATTAGTAACACAAGACGTTACAACATCTGCTGAAGAATATACGGTTTCTTTTTACGGTACAGGAAGTTTAGAATTTACCGGAACTTACACAGGTGAGTTAGCGGGTACAGGTTATAACGAAAAAGTTACTTTAACATTTACAGCTACTGCTGGTACTTTAACAACTACCGTAACTGGCGATGTTAGAAATGCACAAATAGAATTAGGTGATTATCCTACAAGCTATATACCTACAACTTCAACTGCTGTAACAAGAGTAAAAGATATATGCAATGATGGTGGTGATATTGATGTTTTTTCTGGCAATGAGGGAAGTTTATTTATTGATGCTGTAAATTTTGCCACACCATCAAGCTCATTTTCACCAATTACCTTATCTGATGGTACAACTAATAATTTAATCTCTTTTTTTTACGAAGAGGACACAATAGGAATATCAGTCCGATTAAACTCTGCTTTCATTTATGATTATAATATAACAAGTGTTACAGCAAATCAAAGAAATAAAACTCTTTTAACTTACAAAGACAATGAGTTTAAAGTGTATTTTAATGGGGAATTGAAAGATACTGGTACAAGTGGAACTGCACCATCTGGAATGTTTAAATTAAATTTTGCTTCGATAAATGGTACAACTAATAATTTCGAGGGAAAAATTTACGATACAAGATTTTATAATACTGTGTTAACAGAAGAAGAAGCGATACAATTAACTATCATATGAAAATAGGAAAATATGAGTTTGTGAATGAGACACAAGCTATCTCAAAAATAGAAGCATTAAGCAACAATATAGAAGAATTAAGTGAGAATTACGAAGCAATTGTTAAGTTAGGTCACATAATTATAAACGGTGAGCCTAGTGAAAAATACCACGTTGACGTAATTTGGAACGTAGAAGACCATCCATATGGTTGGAAAAGTTACGCAGTTGCTAATGTAGATGGGAATGGAATACACGCTTTCTATGGCGTTGATTATAAAGAGAATAAAATATGACACTTAACGATTTGAAAATTTACCTACTTAACACACTAGCATTAGGTATTAGTTTTACGAATATTGAAAACATTTTAAAAATACTTTTATTGTTAGCTTCTATTATATACACAGCACAAAAGACATATAGTAATTATAAGAATGACAAAGAACTTTAAAATACAAGAATTTGAATGTAAGTGCGGGTGTGATATGCCTGTTGAGGTTTTCCAGAACGTTGTTAAACTAGCCACACAATTACAGATTTTAAGAGATTTCATAGGTAAACCTATTCACATAAATAGTGCTTACAGATGCGAATCGCATAACGCTAAAATAGGTGGAAGCCCAAGAAGTCAACATAAGTTAGGTAAAGCAGCAGACATAAGAATAAACGGAATGAAACCTGTTGAGGTGTTTGCTATAATAGAAGATTTAATAGATAGGGGTGATATGTTACAAGGTGGTTTGGGTTTGTACAATACCTTTGTGCATTACGACATCAGAAAAACAAAAGCCAGATGGACGAACTAGAAAAAGGATACGAACAAATAATACAAGCTGAAAATTTTGTTAAGAATTTCAGAACATTAAAAGAATTTGAAATATGGGCATCACATCCAGAAGCTACAAAAGAAGATTTAAAGGCTTGTTTAGAAGTGTTTGAGCAGAGTGAACTATATGAGCATTGTGCTATATTAAAACGATTATATGATGAGCGATAACCCTAAGTTAAGGAAAAACGGTGGTAAAGGCACAAGAGTTGGTAATGCTTTAAGGTGGTTAGTTAAGCAAGGTAAAACTATTGCACCAGAGATATTAGATGCCGCAGGTACGATTACAGGCATAGATGGGCTTAAAAGACTATCAGACATCATAGAAAACGATAAAGAAATAACAGAAGTAGATAAAAAACTACTACTAGCAGAACTAGAGCAAGACGTTATAGAGATGCAAGAGATAAGTAAGAGGTGGCAATATGATATGAGTTCGGATAGTTGGTTGAGTAAGAATATACGACCTTTAAGCCTTGCATTCTTAACAGCTACATTATTTATTTATATAATATTAGATAGTTCCTTAAATGGATTTAAAATAAGCGATAATTGGATTGATTTATTGAGTTCTTTATTGTTATTAGTGTACGGAGGCTACTTCGGGATGCGTTCAGTTGAGAAAGTAACAAAGAATTGGAAAAAGTAATTGTTTTTAAAAAATTAACTAAATAAATTTGTTTTTGTGGTTTGGTATTGGGATATTTGGACAATATCAAAAGCAAATAATATATGAGATATTTAGTTAAATATAAATATTATGGTAAAGAAAAAAAATTATATAAAAATTTTTCTGATGAATTAGAAAGAGATAGATATAAAAAATGGATTAAAAATCAAAAAGGATTTACCAATGTAAGGTTTTATATAAATAAAGGTACTTTAGATGAAGGGGTGCTAATGCCAAAAAAGAAAACGGTAAAAGATAATCTACATTATAAGCTGGTTTCTAATAAAAATCAATTAAAATTTAACTATTATGTTTATTGTCTTATAAATAAGAATAAAATTGTTTATATAGGTCGTTCTACAAATGTAATTAATAGAATTAAACAACATATAAGCGAAAATGTAAAGATTTTTGATAGTTGGAATATAGTGAAAAAATTACCTTATGGTATTTCTGCTGATGAATTATTAGATTATGAAAGTTACTATATTAAATTATTCACTCCTAAATACAACATACAACATAATAAAAATATATGTAAATAAATATAAACATATTTAAAATTAATAATATATATGTTTATACATATAATATTTGCACTCTATTCTTATGCCAAAAAAAAAGACTTTAAAATACTGGAAAAATAAAATTGATAAACCGTTCCACGAATATATAAGACGTAGAGATGTAGATAACCATACAGGTATGGGTGAGTGTATAAGTTGCGGTAAATCTATACACTTTACAGAATCAGATGCAGGACACTTTATAGGTAGGCAACACCTAGCTACTAGATATGATGAAAGGAATGTACATATACAATGCCGAAAATGTAATAGGTTTGAGTATGGTCGGCAATATGAATATTCAATAGTATTAGGTGAAGAACTTTCACAGGAACTACTTATAAAATCAAAAAGTGTTTTAAAATTAACAGACCTAGAATGGCAAGAGATATATGACACTTACACTGCCAAACTTAAAGAACTAAAAAAAATACAAAGTTTTTAAATGTTAATAAGTTAATTCTTAAACTTCAAAAAAAATTACTATTTTTGAAATAACAAATTGTCTTTGTTTTTTGTTTAGTAATAGCGGGAAAGAGCCACTCTAAAAAATTAGGGTGGTTTTTTTTGTGAATTATTTGTTTATATAAATTATTTTTATTTATATTTGTATAAAACAAATTACAATGACATTATTAGACAGATTGAAACCAGTTTACAGAGAGAAGTTAGAACAAGCTAACTTACAACACCCAAACGTAGCAGAATCCATTGCTGACGATTTAGAATCCAACGAATACGTTAAGAACATAAGTTACGGTACTTATATAGATATGCATTCTATTTTTGGAAATACATTTAGTGCTTACGATTATTTTGAAGAGATATGACACATTCAGAAGATATAAAGCGTAATATGCAGGATTATTTAAACGCAAGGATTGAAGCCTTAGAAACTAAAGCAGAAGAACTACAAAAGAAAGTAGAATTTCTGGAAGCTATAATAGAAGTTAATAATTTAAACAAAGAACAATGAACAAACAAAAACTAAAAGAGTTGTATGAAAAATACAACCTAACGAAAGATGACTTTTTTAAGCATCAGCACTACACAATCATTACCAGACAAGGTATTGATAAAATACAAGCCTTAGAACAAATGAGCGTTCACTACGAGGTTGTAAGATGTGAGCCAAATTACGCAGTGTTTAAAGCGTATGCCGAAAAAGATGGAAAGGAAGTACAAACCTTTGGAAGTGCCTTAAAAGGTGAAAACTACAAAGATGGGAATACCAATTCTTGGTACATAGCCGAGATGGCAGAAAAAAGAGCAATGAGTAGAGCAGTGCTAAAATTAACAGGATTTTATGAGTTGGGTATATATTCCGAAGATGAATCAGAATCATTTAAAAAAACAGAAATTAAAACTTTATAAATTATGAGTGCAATTATCAATTTTAACCTAAGAGTAGATAAACTACCAAAAGAGAAGTTTGTAGCAGGAAAAGATGGTGCGGTTTATGTAAACCTTACTATGGCTGTAAACGAAGAAACGAGATACGGAAACAACACAAGTGTTTTTGTAAATCAAACAAAAGAAGAGCGAGAAGCTAAGAAACCAAAAGATTACATAGGCAACGGTAAGGTTGTGTGGAATGATGGCAAGATTACCAATGCTGAAAAAGAAGAAGTAAAAGAAGAAGCGACTGATGATTTGCCCTTTTAATTTACCTAGAAGAAATGGGATAATGTAAAAGTTATCCCTTTTTTTTTATAATTTTACGTTATGACAGAACAAGAGACGACAAAAAATATGTTGATGGAACTAATCAAAGAAGAGTGTGCTATTTCTACTTCTGAGGTTATGGACTATCCGCCAATAGCATTAAGCTACGGTGAAAAAACAATACAGACAAAAAAAGGAAACAAGACCTTTAAAATACCCATTGGAACTTATGGCAATTTTTCATTTGTTCAAGCACCGCCAAAAACAAAGAAAACGTTCTTTATATCATTACTAGCATCTGTTTATTTGAGTGGTGGTAATAATTTTGGTGGTAATATAAGAGGACATAGAGATGGAAAGTGTTTGATTCATTTCGATACAGAACAAGGACACTGGCACTCTCAAAAGGTATTTAAAAGAGTTGTAGATATGGCTAACACAAAAGATATAGGATGTTACCAGACATACGCTTTAAGGACTATAAACTACAAACAAAGGATTGAGTTTATTGAGTATATATTAAAAGAAAACGAAAACAACGGTTTAGTAATTATAGATGGTATTGCTGATTTAGTTAGCGATGTAAACAACTTAGAAGAATCAAATCTTTGTGTTCAGAAGTTAATGGAATGGTCAGCAAAATATAATTGCCATATCATAACAGTAATACATTCTAATTTTGGAAGCGATAAGCCAACAGGACATTTGGGGTCATTTTTAGAAAAAAAAGCAGAAACACAGATACAATTAGAAAATAACACGGTAAACATAGGTAGAGTAACTGTAAGCTGTAAAAGAAGTAGAGGATTTAGTTTTGATAACTTTAGCTTTGATATAAACGAGATAGGTTATCCGTTTGTAGTTGGTGAGATATACGACCCTTTAGAATATTATGTGCCAAGAAAATTATGAAAACACTAATAGAAATAGCATACCTTAAACATCAAGACTGGATTAACGTGGTTAAGTCCTTTGGATGTAATGAAAGCACAGCAGAGGACATAGTGCAAGAAATGTACTTACAATTAATTACAGACGTTCAAAAAGGTTTGGATTTATGGTATGGTGAAGATGTAAATCACTATTATTGTTATAAGGTTCTTAGAGGTATATATTTAAACATCTACAAAAAAGAGGCACGAGTTATAAAAAAATACATAGAAGAGATAAACGAACTTAAACAAGCTGAAGAGTTAGGAATAGATGAGGTGGAATACGCTAAACGTAAAGAGCAAATAGATGCTATTTTAGACGATATGTATTGGTATGACCGAAAGGTATTTGAGATTTGTGCAAGTGGTAAGAGTGTAGCTGAATTGAGCAGGGAAACGACTATAAGTTACTATTCGCTTTATAACACTTACACCAATGCAAAGAAATATATAAAAGAACATTTATGAAACTAGGAAATTTAATATATTATATAACCTATTACACAGGCATCAGATGGATTGTTAAAAAAATAAGCAAGTTGCTAGGTAAAGACTGCGGATGCGATAAAAGAAGAGATAACTGGAATGATATTGAATTATGGAAGTAAACGACAAAAACGACTGGGAAAAATTTAAATCTGAGGTTACAACTAAACTAACCAAGCCGCAATACAAACTATTATGTAGGCTACACGCTAAATACTACAATCATAACTATTACGAGCCTTGCAGCTGCAGACCAAAAGAATTGTTACGCTGGATTAAAGACATTGACAGAATCTACAATCAATGATTAAAAATGTACACAAATGGGAACAAACAGTTATACAATTATTAAACCTAGATGGTTGGAATCTTAAACACACAGGCAAAGGATTTGAAAGCTATGATGCCATAGGTACAAGTCCAAAGGGAACAGAGGTGGTAATTGAAATGAAGTTCAGGAACAAGTACTACCAAGAAAAAATGCTAGAGGTTTATAAATACGATAAACTAATAGCGACAGGTAAAATAGCTTTATACTTTGTGAATGACCCTGAGGGCAATTATATGTTTTGGCTTAACAACTTAACAGACCTAAAGGTCAAAGATATGTACTGCCCAGACACGACTTTATGGACTAAAAAGAAAGTATTGAAGCCTTGTTATTTGCTAGATGAAAGCCAAGCATCTATTGTTAATTTGAATGATTTTAAAAATTAATGTGTTAATTGTTTGTTTATAAAGAAAAAGGTTTTTATATTTGTTGAAAACAATGCAGACACTATCTGCACTAAACTAAAACAAAATGAAAACAAAGACAGGACTACACATTGAAACACGAAAAAACCGTATTGAGGTTTTTACAGAAAAAGAACTACAAAAGAAGCTAGAAAAACAAAAGTTTTACAAAGATGTTATTTGTAAACTTTCAGTAGCCTTATTATTTTTCTTGATTGGTTTAATTATAGCTTACTTTTTATAATGGAACTGATGCATAAACAAGCCTATCATTTATGGTTTAACTGGATAGGCAATAAGATAATAGAATGGCGAGATGCGAAACCAACAAACCCAGATTTAAAGAACTGCGTTAAAGCACTTAATGAGATAGGAACATTTACTAATTCATTACAAACAGAGGTTGATGTACTACATAAAAGAATATCATTAATACGAAGTCAGAAGAATGAAATGATTTTAAACCTACAGGATAGGGTTAAGGAACTAGAAGAAAAAATAAAAAGGTACGAGTTATGAAAGTAACATACGAGGGTATAGAGTTAGAAGTAGATTTTGAATACTACAAAGGTGAGCCACAAACTTGGGATTACATAGGTAGTGCAGATGAGGTAAGAATAGAAGCTGTTTATGCTGGTGGATGGGATATATACGAACTACTAAACGACATACAGTTAAAGAATATAGAGCAGATTATTTTAGATAGGTTATAACGGCAAGTATAACCGCACTGTTGCTTTTCAGCCGTAAATTATAACCGATGTTATGCTTAGTTATTTATTAAATAATGTTAAAATGTAAAAATAAATTTACTTTTATTTGGTAGTTTGTAAATTTATGTTTACTTTTACATCATAATTAAAAACAAAAGTTATGAGTTACACTAAAAAATTTGATTTCAGAAGGCAATTAAAAGAAATGACTTTAGAAGAATTAAAGTCATTTAGAGAAAAGCACGTTGACTATATGCTTGACTTTATAGGGTTAAACGATAAAGAATCTGCTAAACATTCAAGATATGTAGGTTACATTGATGTAGCAATAGAAAAGAAGCAAAATGAATTGGCATAGTAGGTACAAGGCGATGAAATCGGGGTTAGGATTGACTAACTCCGATATTGCTGAAATAACTGGTAATAGTGCTGACTCTGTAAAGTCGGTTACTCAGCCAAATAGACAAATACCACGTTGGCTAAAACTCGCTATTGTTGTTTATGAACGGATGGTAGCAAAATAATCAAGCACAACGTACAAGCATAAGGTGAGTAGCGCACTTGAAAAGCTACACTTTCAAATTAGTAACAACTTAAACTTAGGAATATGAAATTTCAATTAAACAACAAATTGCGCTATTCACTTTATGCAGTGTTAGCGGCAGTATTATTCACAGGATGCCACAATTACATTTACGAAAAAGAATCTGTGGTTCAAAAAGTTGAAAATGCTGAAGGGCACAAAGGTTACAAATACAAAGTTTTTATTGATGGGTTTCCAACAACACAGATTCTTTGGACAAATACAGCTTATCAAGTTAACGACACGGTTAAATATTGCCGCTAACGGTAAAGTATAACTTGTCGCTTTAGTGCAAGTTATACGGTGTTATATGGCGAGGTACGAGCGAACAGTAAACTAATAAAAACCGCCTGACTGCGATAGCAGGCATAAAAAACAATATTATGATACAAAGTTTGACAATTATAAAAGAGCAATTTGATGAAGAAGATGAAATTTCTATACAGCCAACTATGGTTGATAATGACCGAGTTATTGATATTATGATGTGGTTAAAAGCAGATAAAAAAACAGAAAGGCAAGAATACCATCATACTTTTGATTTGCAAGAAGTAGAAATAATTAAAGATTTTTTAACGAGTGTTATAAATGTTTATAAAAGTAAGGTTATGACCTGACAAAATAAATAAAAAAGTAAAATTAAAACCTGACAAAATGGAAAATAAAGACAAAAAAAGATTTTGGGAAAGATTGCAAACTTTCGTTAAAGAGGTGCAAGTTAACGACCCTTGTTCTGAAGATGAGCAAGAAATGATATTGCACGTTTGTGAAATTCAATTATCAATGATCAAACAAATGAAAAAAGTTGATTTTATGGATTGTTGTAATGAAAGTGAACTTACGGATTTAGGGAACTATCTTTTAAGTACGGAACGAGCTGAAAATGTAAGCGATTTTAATAAACACAATGTTACTCACGCTGATATTGAGAATTGGAAACATAAAAAGGCTAACCATTAACTATATACTTCGTATATGGATAGTGGTTATGCCACGTATGAGTGGTGGCGGTTTTTATTAGTTTATTGCATATAACGGTAAGTATATGGTTAGTGCGCTTACCGAAAGCTAAAAATAATAGCACTAACTTCGCAAGTGCATTAACTATATACATTGTTATGCGCTTTTAATTGATTGAAAAATGGAAAACATTAGAGAAAAAGTTTACAACTTCAAAACAAAGAACAAAGAAGGTTTTGTTCAAAGTGAAATTGACACTTTATTAAAAGACTACCCAAACATTAATATGGACAAGTTTAACAGCGCATTGATGGGTATTACTTGTATGAGAATAAATGATGAAACTGTGATATATCATTGTGATATTGATAAAGCTTTGCGCTGTGGTATTGAAAACAGAAACCTTCATAGTTGGGAATGGGACTAATTGCGCATAACGGTTTGTGTATGAAATGTACGTTTACTAAGAACAGAATTTGAAAAATAAACACTTATAAATAATTTTAACGATGGAAAAAACTATTGAATGGCATTTACAGAACATAGAAAAGCAAAGAAAAAAAGCCAAAATGTTATTTGCAATAAAAACTCTTAGAAAAGCTGAAAGTGAAAATGATGTGTTAGATGCGGTTGCTATAAAAGAAGAACTTAATTGGCAAGAAGTCGATGATGATTTAAAAGACCAATGGAACGATTATTTTGGCGATGCAAAAAGGTACTTACCTTAAAATTATTTGGATTATGAAGATACTTAAACAAATAAAGACCAAGCTAGTATATTTCATACACTTTGTTAGGTGGCGAAGCGGACTGTTTTACCACGATTGCAAAGAACATAAAGTGTATTATAAACAACCTTCGCCATTTGACTGGTATTGTAAAAAATGTGGTGAGCCGTGGTAAAATTGCACCTAACGTTTAGTATAAAAATTGTGCGACTTTAAGCACGAAAATTTAATATAAACACGAACCGTTGACGCTTTATTTTTTTTGAGCGTTGGCATAAAATTTAAAACAATGATTAGAACACAAGAAGAAATTAAGGAAAGATTTGACAAAGCTGACGACCTGTTTGGAACACAACAAGGCGACTTGATTAGTTATATGACCTTTGAAAACGCAAAGCCATATCTAAAAGAAGAATATGTAAAACAGGTTGAAAGCGGTGAAGAAAAGTGGGAACAAAGTACAGACCCTAAAAAAGAAATTTTAGAATACCTTGACTTTGCTTATGAAAAAGCAGAAGGTGAAAGAGGATTGAGTGCAGGAAGAAGTATGCTTCATTTTAAGACTTGGATTTGGCTTGAAAGCAAAGAGTTTTACAACGAGGTAATTGACTTAATTGACAATTATACTTCTTACGGAATACCTGCTTTAGATAAAATTTCTGAACACTACGAATGGGAAGCGTGGAAAGAAAAAAAATAAAGCATTAGCCTAAAGTTTGATTTAATAACGACACTAAGCATAGTTTTTATACTGTGTTGTAGTGTCGTTTTAATGCACTACAACGTATTTGTATATGATTAGTTACGGAATAAAAAGAAATAAATTTAAATTAATAAATAATGGAAGCAAAAAACTTTAGAATTGGGAATTGGGTACAGTATAAAGCCAAAAAAGATGACTTTACAACCTTAACAAACAGTAGCTTTGAGGGGAACTGGATAGAAAAAACTTACAACCCTATATTATTAGATGATGCGTGGTTGTTAGATTTAGGATTTAAGCAATTAGATAAATACACTTTTGTAAATAAAAGTTTTTTTGTACATAAAAGAAAAAGAGGTTTTGTTTTTGGCGGTAAAAAAGCAGTAACTATAATTGATTATGTACATACTTTACAAAATTTGTTTTTTGCGTTAAATGGTACTGAACTTGAATTTAAACCATAAGTAGTAATTAATTATATACATTGTTGTATGACGAAGCGTGTAAAAGGGTAGGGACAATTTGTACACAACCTTAAATTAATAAATATGGAAAAAGTAAATTGGGAAAAGTTGGCAAAAAATCTAGGCTCTAAAAATTTAGAACTTGAAGCTAATATAGAAGAACTTAAAAACGAAAAAAAG